TTCATAACGCTCTGCCAAATCAGCATACAAGGCAGCAGATGCAGTAACCTGTAAAATGTTAGTGCTTGGATTATAATTAAAATCACTATTAGTATAAAGACTTGGAGAACCGGTAGTACCATTTGCAAAAGGAATATAATACGAAGTATTATCAGACTTTACACTAACTGTAACACCTTTGGTAGTTATTGCTTCGGCGGCTGTTCCCCATAACAAATATCCATTAGTTGCTGATACTGCACTACTACCTGTTGTAGGGTTAGCTCCCGGTAATGTTATACCAGGCTTAATTATTGGAAAAGTACTACTGGAAACTAATGTATCGTTATACGGAGTATACTCTGTTTGATCAGAAAATACTGCAAATACATCATTATTATATGTTGCCTTTATAGCAGGTTTAGATCCAGACAGACTTACAATTTTGTTAAAGTCCCATGATGACCCTGCGGCACCAAATATATCACTCGACTGCCAAGCACCTTCTACATATATTTTTAATAGATTATTTCCTGTATCCCACCATATACTTCCTGTAACAGGATTTGAAGGTTTAACATTTGAAACTGTTGCATTTGATGCATTGGTAAAATTAATACCATCATAGCAAATCTGTAGTTGCTGAAGTGTACTGTCAAACCAAAGTTGTCCTTGTATAGGTGTTGTTGGAGCAATTGTATTTGAAAAATTCTCTAATAGATGTATAAAGTTTTCTTCTATCGGTTGTCCATATCCAGAATAATTACGCCCAATAAAAGTTAAACTTGTTGTGTTATCAACTGTTGCATCTTGAACTGTAGTTAATGTTGTTCCGTCGGTTTTGGTTAGTATGTATGGCATAGTGTTTCAATATTAGTTATTACCAGGTGCTTAGTCCAGCACGTTTCCAAGTGTTTACGGCTGTGCAAACATAAACATAATTAGCATCCCATGCAATTTGTCCCGGAGTGCCGATTGCTGTATGACTAGCAGGAGTAGAGGGAGTTGCTATAAAATTACCAGTTGCTTGTATATTACCAAGAATGGTTAGACCAGCGGCTAATTTAACTGTCGATGTGTTAGCTAATGCAAATGTTGATGTAGATTGCACAGACGATACAGTAAAACTTGCTGTTGTTAATGCACCAATTGTTTGTCCATAACTTTGTAACAATGTAACTTTTTTCTGTACTGGTGTAGGTACTGTATTATCTAAAATAGGAGTTTGCGGATATTGCCAACCACTGATGCTACTACGAGGAAAAATAGTTATTGTATTATACTGACCTTGACTATCTAAGAAATTCAAAGATCTATTTGTACTATCGTACCATAATTCTCCGGGATCTTGACCAATTGGTTGTGTTGCCGAAACAATAGATGCTCGAACTGTTTGAAATCCTCCAGTACTATTATAAACTTTTAGTTTATTATATCTACTATCAAACCATAGTTGACCTTGTAAAGGATGTGCGGGAGCTGTTGTATTTGAAAAGTTAGTTAACATGTTAACTAAGTTTTGATTGTAGTACTGTCCGTAACCTACAACATCTCTTCCGATTAGAGTAACACTTGTGTCAGCTGAATTAACAGCACCTGTCGGTATCGAAGTTAAAAAAGTTCCACTGCTGGTATAAACTATGTAGGCCATAATTACATCCCGTTGGTAAGACTTTGTACTCTTACTGTATAATCAATTTGTATCATACGATTTAATGACTTTTGTACAGGATGGAAGATAACATGAGTCAACAATAATCCTGTTCCAGGACCATCTGGACTGTATGATCTTAGTCCCAATTCATCAAATACAAATGTACCGTCTGAATTTGTTTCATTATCAAATGCACTTTGTCCATTTGGTTCACCAAAATCAAGTAAACAACTTACTAAAACATCGCTATAGTAAGCTCCAGCAACATGACGCACTTGCATAAAATTTCTTGCAGGATCTAAATCAGTAGGCTGTTGTGCATCAACAACTTTAAGGTATGTTTGATTATATAAACTAGCACTAGATCCAATAACATTAGGTGTTAGATATGTTATAATACCAGTATCATCAACTCGTGTACCACCGTTGCCAAAATTCATTTCAGCAATAGTACCAAACCCTTGATTGCTTATACTGTTAGCTAATGCTAGACTAAAATTTTCATAATTAATAGCGTTAGGTTTATCAATAAAAACTTCTTTAGATACTGGATCAAATATTTTAATGTGCCCTTTTACGGACACTAATCCTTGATCTTTTGGTTGATTATTAGGTTGAGGGCTCATTTTTTTAATTTCCATAACGATATTTATACTATATTATACACCATAAAAGTAATTGTCTGGCAATGCTGCCGGGGCCGCCTGTAAGAATAGCGCAACTGTCGTAGTGCTATCTAACAAACTTAATGTTTTGGCATTATCTGTAGGATCAATAGTATTCCATGTAGCAGTTGTTGCAAAATCTTTCTTAACAATAGAAATCTGCAGATCTTTTTCAACACCTAATGTTGAAGTATTGATAGTCAATATCTGTGTAGTTCCATTCATTGAAATAGTATACTCCTGAGGCAAATATTTTAATCCAGAATAAACATAAGTTGATGTCGACGGTGCTTGAGTTCGTGATCCTGTATGTGTCCATACTTGGTTAGTATCAGTTACAAGATACGAATCTCCAACATTAACACCTAATGGTAACAATGCAACAGATGATGTAGATCCTACAATACTACTTGGGTCTAAACTTTCATAGGTTGCAGTGGTTTCGTGATAATATTCACCAATTTTTCTTAACAGTCGACCACCATAATAAACATCAACTTGGTCAATTAAAGCAGTACCAGTTGATAATGTAATTCCGTCACAATGTACAAAAGTTGATGTATTTGGATACGTCCTTCTCGGTAAAGTGGTTTTACTTATTACATGAACATTAGTCAACGTATTTGTAAAGGTATTTTGTATTCTAATTTTTTCAGTAAATGGTAATGTTTGGAAAGAACCTTGATCTATTACACTGGTTCCAAATTTCAAATAAGTTGAAGGACTAGTGCCCAATGTTCCTCTACGCAATTGAGATAATACATTTCCATGAATTTGGAAAAACTCTATTCGCTCTGCATCAATAATAATAACTCCAGGAATATTTGCATCAATTATTGGAGGAGTTAAAATTGAAGAATCTGCTACATGAATTTCTGTGTCATATACATGCAAAGGTTGTGTTAGATATGTAGAATACTTAGAACTTAATCTTGTAAAAGAAGTACCGCCTAACATATCGTTGAATATACGATATCCTAATACAGTACTGCTAAACCGTTGGGTGCCAAAACTTATAATTTCAACAGTATCGTTACTATTCAAATTCCAATTATCATTTAACTGTACAGTTACTCTATCATCTAATACAATATAATCAATACCGTTAACCAATGGATAACTTTGATTATATTTGAATACCGTCACAAAAACATAATTGGTATTAAGAATTGGACGATTTAATGTAAATCTTCTATTGGGATTGCCAACAAATTTTTGTGACTCAACTAACATTCCGTCTGCATCTGTGTATGTAATAACTTTAAGTGTTGCAGATGAGATTGTATATATGTCTGTGCCACCTGCTCTCGGTGAAAGATAAAGTTTTGACCCAACTATTCTATATTGATATGAATAATTAGTAGTTAACGGATCACTATTTCCAATAATATCAGGAGAATAAGATTCAATGGCAATAGCATCACCTCGAGTTAAACTAACACTACCTGTATCTATTGTAACTGTTAATGCCCCAGTATTAACTGAATAATCAAATCCCGGCTTTAATGCAACTCCGTTAAGATATACCAATACATTTATATTGTTTTGTATAGTAGTTGTAAAACTAAAAATAGGATGATTTGTATTTGTTACTGAATAATAATTTGCATCCGGTGGCAATAATCTTCTAGTACCACTATTATCTGTAATTTCAATAATTGTATTTTGCGATACTGGTTCTATATTGCCTGGGGGATATTGTAATGTTAAAGGTTGTGTAATATCAAAATTAGATAGTACAAAAGTTTGTTCATGAATAACATTAAAGTATACTTGGGACTCTGTAAAGAACCATGCTTGTATTGTATTAGATGCTGTGCTAAGATTATAAACATTTACAGCCGCACGTTGATTTATTGGACTAACAGGAGTCAACATAAATCCATAATTAGAAGTAGTTGTAACTCTATCAATAGGTTGACCATTAACTGTAACAAATGCATCTTTTATATCTGCATAAGCCGCTAAACTTTCAACATAAGCAGTTGTTGTATTGATCACTGTTGTTACAGATTTGTCAACTACACCAGCAGTTATCCCAGATCCTCCACCAACACCAACAATAGTATAACCTAGTATTCCATTAGCAATTTGAGGAGGAATAATTAATAAAGAATCTGCCCAGTCAATAGTATACTGATTGCTGTTGGTAAAATCAGTAGAATCAATATACATTAATTCTGTATTATTGTATATTACTGTAATATTATCAGTAGTTGTCGGTAATTCTGATAACGCAAAACTCTGTGTTAGTGTAGAAGCAAATGCATGAACATTGGCATTAATTACAATAGGTGCTCCAAATTTATTTTTAGTATAGACATTAATACCTAAACTATCTGTAACAAACCCAGGTACAACTTCTTCAGGAGCATAACTTGTATTAGGAGTTACAAATCCGTATTCACCGTCAATTGTAATGTCTTCTGGATTAATTCCTAGAGCATTAACTGAAATACCACTTGTCCAAGTACCACCATCGATGAAACTATCAGGATATACTCCACCAAATCTATCAGCAAATCCAGGCCCTTCATATTGTCCACCAACTGTTAGTCCAGGATATTCAATACCCGTCATTAGTTGAGCTAAATCAACGCCCGGCATTCCGGCAGTTGGCTTATAGAAGTTTAATATACGTTCGGCAGCATTGAGTAACTCAACACTCTTTTGATATGTTACTGTTATTGTTTGATCTTTTTGTGGAGTGTAATTCAAAAACACAACTGTACTAACATTATTGTCAAATTGAATTGTAAAATCTTCCGATAATACAATACCTGTATGATATGGTTCCAAAGGATTAAGTACTGACGGAACTCCACTAATTTGAATTGAAATTTTATTTCTGTCAGGTTGTGCCTGCCAATTTAATGTAAATTGATTATTATGTCCATTACATATAAATGTATCAACTGCGGTTAATTCTCCAATTTGATTTTCTTTTGAAATCCTATCAAACTTAATTGTAGTGTCAATTTTTCTTACAGGTTTACCGTTAACTTCATTATCATTTACTATAGGCACAATTAAATTATGTGTTGTAGTATTATAATAAGAAGGAAAATCAAAATCAGTTAGATATGTATTAGTAGGTTCTACCGTAGAATATTTTGTAGTAAAGTTTCTTATCTGTGTATGATAGGGTTTGACTTCTTCAATATATTGTTGATAGAAACTACTATCTTGTAGTTTATATACAGGAGGTTGTTCTAATTGCCCCACGCTATTTGTTACATTTATAAACGATGTCTTAAATGCCCAATCTAATAATTTCTGTTCCGATAATGCGTATCTTACAGCTTTGAAGAATAACAAATTCCAATTAATTTTTAGATTATTAACAAATAGATTATCTTTTAGAGCGGTTAGTATATACTCTAACTCTAGATCCGGAGTTTGATCCCATAAAGTTTGATCATACGATCTAACATAGTCAAATGTATAATCATTATTTGTTCTACTCCATAAAGTATCTAAAAGTTGAATAGTTCCATTTTGTTTATATACAACATTAAATCCTCGACCAAATGTTCCATAAGTATTAGGGTTAATCGATTCGACAACTATATAGTTCCCATCTCCACCATTATTAATTTTAACATATTGACCAGGTACTAGTATTAGTTCACCTAACTCATATGCACTACCTATGACGTATGAATATATTTGATATTGATTGTAATCACTACTCAACCAATCTATATATTTCCAATACAGAGTTGTATTGTAACTTTGAGTACGAGCACGTATCCATTGGTTGGTGTTATAACTGTATTCAAATTGCGTCCAGCCTCCGTTGAATGTACTATCACTAATAACAATTACTGATTGAGGGCGAGATGTAATATTAAAATTACCGATGTAATCATTGCCACCATTTAATATATTAACTTCTACAACACTACCTTGATTATTAACAACTGTGGCTATTTCAAGACCAGATCCTGACCCGTCTGATATAAATGTGGGTCCTTGATAGTAACCATCAGACACAGGATTTAATATACCATAACCAAATCCTGAACTTATAATATTGGTTCCTGTAACACGACCATCGGTATCAACTAAACATTGTATAACTGCTTGCTGAAATACGGTTGTATCTATTAATGCAAGTTCGTTATTATCTTCAATTAATTTATCATATGTTCCTAAATACTGACTAGGAATTTCTTCTTGAGAATTAAGATTAATGAAATCATAATTACCCGTAATTTGTTCTTTAATTAGAACACTATTAGTAAATTCAACAATATTTCTAATAGCAGTTAATCTATCTTTGAATAAAGTTTGACGTGGCCTAATACCTATACCATAACGTGTTCTTAAACTTAAAGACGGGTCTGGTACAATGTTACCAAGATTATCATGTCCTAGTAAACTGTCCACAAGTTTCTTTTCTAATAGTGCACTAGGCATACTGTTTTCACTGTGTTCTTGTAAGATCAACCATTCAGTGTGCTTAGGTATAGGATTAGATAATTTTTCTGATACTGTATCTTGTCCTATGTTAAGGCTGATATTTTTGCCAACTAACATAGGTCCAACATTACTTAATGCTACTGCATTAGGTGCAATCATTGCCGCAAATTCTAATCCATAAGCAGTAGGATCTGCAATTATACTGGCTACTTCATAACTACTAATACGTCTATTTTTAGCATTAGGAACAATGACTGAATTCTTAACCCAATAATAATATACATTGCTATAAGAGTTAGTTACAGAATCATAAACTTGTTTAACACTAACAATGCTATTATCAGGAAACTTAGGTTGACCGCTAATGCCAAGTGTTAATCCTTGTGTGGTATCTGCTTGAGTACTCCATTCAGTGGGCAATAATGTAGATCCAACCCACTCATATACATCAATAGTAGCTCCTGGGAATAATTTACCCCAATTATTTTTACGATATTCTAAATCACTTTGTTCATACCATACATATTTTGCGGTACTTAGATCCCACCATAGTTCACCTACATGATCATCTAACCAATTAGTATTTGTATCTACATTTACACCGGCAAGTCCAATTGAATATATTGCAGGATCACTGATTAGTTTATGTGTTAATTCTTGTTCTGCTATACCTGCTATTTTACCTTTTAGAGGATCTATAACATCAAGATATTGTAATATGTCTTCGTTATAAGTATCTATTAAAGATACTTTTTGTACAGCATCAACTATCACTAAATCTTCAAAACTTCTAATTTTACTTAGACTATCAGTTGTTGTATCTATTTGATTAAACTGATATACTGCACTTAATATATCAGCATTGCTATTAGCGGGTGCACCAACTAGTACAACCCCGTCATCGACTGCTATACTGACACCAAAATTTGTACCAGATGAAAGTGCAATTGTAGATGTTGTAAGATCTTGTGCTAGTACAAATCTCTGGTTGTTTCTATAATACATATAGACTGCACCGGAGTTAGATTCTGTACCAATAAATTTAGTAATGTTTCCATCAAATAATGTACTATTAGAATCAAATGTAGTTAAGAAAGTAGCATTAACTCCGACTGCAGAAATTACCAATGTATCCGAAGAGACATTTATATCTACAGCTTTACCAAAGTTCATTGTAGAGCCACTAACAGGATTTTCTATAATTTGATCTAATGCAAATAATCCATTGGTCAAATTATATACTGCAACTGCACCCACTGAAGAATCACTGTTTATAATATTTGGAGCAGATACAAACAAGTAATCCCCAAGTGTAGACATAGATATAGTTTCTCCAAATCTACCATTAACACTAAAAGGTGACACTATTGTTTGTATATGAGTTAGATTTTTATTAACTATTGAGACAACACCTGTACTTGTTGAATAACCAGGTGCACTAATTGCAATTAATGATCCATTATCATTTCCACTAATTGCATATCCCCACTGACTACCCGGAGTATAAATTATGGTACGATCAGTGACTGTATTTGCTGATGAAATTTCTATTGTTCCAGCTGTGACTGTAGCTGTATATGCCCATGCTAGACCTTTAGAAGTTCCTGACCCAGGAGCACCTACTAACACTACTTTGGTTTTAGCATTTCTTTCAACCCACATTGATGTACCAAACAATGTTGTTGCTGGATGAGGATTTGTAATGTAAGCATGAACACTTTCTTCTTGTGTTTTAGAATTAATAGAACTAACTTTAACAATACCTGCAGAACTAGATGCACTAGGAGCTGATGCAAATACTAAACCATATGTAGATCCAGTTACAGGTTTATCATCATATATTACTTTATAACCAAAATCTGTAGCAACTGTAGCTCCGCCTAAAGAATATCTTAGTATATTTTTTAATGTAGATCCTATTTTTGTATATAGGAAAACTTCACCGTGTTGATTGTTATAATTAGGAGCTCCCACAACAACAACATCACTACCGTATCTTTTACTGATACTGTTACCTAACCCAGCCGATCTTCTCTCCTGTGTAACATTAACTCCATATGTTACTGTACTGCTATAATTATTAATCTTTTCATATACTGACCAATTTTTGTCATTATTAATTGTTGAATCAATCCAGAATTTAGTACCGTAGGGTAATTGATATAATTGTTTATCTGAGGGCAAATTATCAAACTCTGATAGTCTTGCTGTTTTGAATTCATATAGTTTACCAGGCGACAGTAACTCTGCATTTTCAATTGATGATAAAGTACTTGCAACTGTAAATTGATTAATAGAAGGCACAGATTGAATAATGTATATTCCGTTAACCTGACTATTAAATTCAACAACACTTATAATTTGTCCTGCTGATAGGCCATGTGCATCAGCTGTTGTAAACGTAATTTGACTAACTGGCGAACTTACATACACTCCTATAATACCTGATGGATTATATGTATATCTATAAATGTCCCAGTTACCATCTTGTGTAAATCCTAGCCATATTGTATCTCCAGCGACCAAATGACTATTGTTAGCAATATCTAATAAACTATTTTCGTTGTAAGCAGTTGCAGTAACATCATCAAGTCTTACATACCCAGAATGAGTTAATAGTAGTGTATCTTGATTAGATGTCGATGCAAATGTAGCTGACGAAGAATAATTTTTAGGTGTAATTGTAAAGTCAGAAGGAACATTAAAATATATTAGACTATTTCCTGCGTTATCAGGTATTTGATCAACAAAGTTAATAATTTGAGGATTTTCTAAAAAGGTGCCTTCAACTAACGGAACTTCTAATTCTTGATATGTAGTATACGATCCGTATTCCCCAATTCTAAATGCCCACTCTTCGTTATAACTAACTTGACCTTGTAGGTTATGTATTGTTGCTTTAGACAATGCATTGATAGAATTTTCAGTTCCTTTTTGTCTAATAAATCCTTGATAAAATTTATATTGTGCAATAGGATCTGTAAACATATTGTTTAGATAAACACGGGGTGTATATCCTGTAAGATGCTGTGACATTTTTTCTTGACCAGCATCAAAGTTATCAATATCTAAACTGTAAAAATCAGAGAACTGACTAATTTTATAATCAAAATTAGGTAATAATTTTGACTTGGGTTTTTTAGTTAATACATCCCATTGTGTTAAATTAAAATACTTGCTAGGCTCAATATTACCTATTGCGGAATAATAGTTACCGTTGTAATAAACAACACTACTAGACAAATAAGATATGTTAGGTGCCCAATTTGTTATTTTAACATTGTCATATACAAAACCAGGACTAAAAAAGTCTCCATTCCAATTAGCTGTTCTAAATCCAACTAATTTCATACGCATCTGTCGACTACCAGTTTGTATATCATATATAACATCACCAAAATCATCAGTGTTGTCAAAAATCATACCGTGTTGTTTTTGTACACAATTTAATCTGGCAAAATAGATTCCATCAGTATTTGGTAATGTAGCAATAGTACAAACACCGTTGTTCCTAGAAATACTTAAATCTTTTTGTGGATAGGGACTGCCATTTACTGTTAGTATACTATAGTCATAAAATCCGCTGAATAAATTATCAACAACAGAATCATTGGCCTGATAAACAATTTGATCAGCAAAGGGACTTAAAGTTAAAATATTGCCCGAATCCCAATTTTGAGTTGTCCAGTATAAAAATTCTTCTGCTGTTAGATTCCAATCAAGAATGGTTCCTAAATCTTTATTATATTCATTAAAAACAAATCCTTGTTCAACAACCCAACGTCCGTATCCTATAATTAAATCATATACTTGTTGTATGTTGGCAAACGTTGTACCGTAAGGAATTTGTACAGGTGTTTTACTAAAACTATTTGCAGTTTGAACCGTAGCACCACCAGAACTAGGAAGTGCTGATAATATTTGATAGTAACTAGTGTTGAATGATGTTTCTGCTTGATGTGCAACTGTGACTCGATAATAGTTATTACCATGAGCAACAATTTGACCTTTCTGATAAAAATTACCAGCTATTGCAGATTGAGCTGTAGTTGTATCAGCATTATCTAAACCAGTAGAGCCAAGAGTTCCGCTTGGCGCCCATGTAACATAAGATGCTGTTTTTCCACCAACTGTAATTGATTGTGTATTAAGATTTCTAAGGCTAGGATAATATGTAAAGTAAGGACTTTGACTATCATAACCTTTAACAGTAAATCCTGTTGATGATTTTTGTATTATAAATCCTGATATACTTACTGATCTAATAGGATTGCTGGTATCTAAAATTAATCTATAATTTTGAGATGGTAATATAGCACCAGGATCAGTACTTGTTGGATCATAAGCATCTATAATTACCTGTAAGGTACTTTGATCAACAAACCCCCCAACTTTATAGAACAAATTATAATTAGCATATTCTAAATCTTGTCTAAGTTCAGAAATATAATTAGTTGTGCGCTGTTGTCCTACTTCAGATACCAACACACTATATCCGCTGGTTAGATCATTGTTCTCACCAGATATGTGTAAATTTCCTAATTGTAAGAACTTTTCTTCAATATCATATGTCCACTGACCTGCAATATTTTTTTGCATACGACTTGTATCGTACATTAAAGAAGCATAGGTAGCTGGAATAGTTAAGGCTAAAATTTTCTGAACCGTATAAGGCCATAAACTACTTCTTCTCCATGCTGTTTCAGCTGGTCCTTGATCGCCTGAAATCCAAGTCTTACGTATATTACTTTGAACAACACTAGATATTAAATTATCAGTAGGTTGTGTTAAATTTCCAAACTCATTAACAGGAATAATATTTGATAGTCCAGGACGAGCATAATAAGAATTTATAGTATCAGTACTAAAAATGTATCCTGCTTCAAGATCATTCCACAATTGTATATTGTTAGATGAATAGTCTGTTCCATACGCTGATTCCCACCAGCTTGGCTCTTCAGAGAATCCTAACATTTCCCATGGATTAGTATGGGGGCGATCAGTATCATAAAAATACTTATAGATAGCACGCCAAGATCCAGATAATGATATATTTTGAGTTGTATTAAACGACTCAGAATAATTCCATGTACGAGGTTGAGTTGTATCAAATGTAGAATTTGTTGCATAATCTACGGTATATTGGCCTGCCCACTTTATAAAATCTTGTTGCAGTATATTAGTAATGTCATTAATAGAATAATCTGTAGTTCTAAATGCTCCAGGAATAACACTATTAATATCTAATAATTCTGATCTATATTTTACTTTTATATTGTTATAAATTCTTTTTTCTAATTCAAGAATAATAGCATCTCTATAATCATTGTACGCAGGCATTATACTACCATCATGCCCTTGTATAACCATTGTAGGAGTAATATACGTATTATCTTGATATATCTTAGGAACAAATGCAGGATACATTCCTAACTTTGTAGGTGTAGGCGGTACATATGCGCCTTCAGTATTTGTATAGTCGTTAACAACTAAAGTATCACCTTTTATCAAAGGTGTTAATATATTAACAGTGTTTAATTCTTTATCAAATACATAATCAATCCCATGAATTAGTTGCATACCATTTAGGTAAACTAGTACAGATCTTAAACTCAATGTGCTAAGATCAAACTCACTGCTTAAAGGATACATTACATTACGTGAATCAGTAACTGGAAATGTTCTTTGAATTTCTGGGTTACCATATGCCAACATATCTGATAGATAATAGGGGCTAGTTTCGCCGTTGTTTTGATTCAATGTAGTCAATACTTCATTAACAGCTAACACAGGATCTAATTGATTAGATAGTTTAATGATACTGTTTAAGAATGTTAATTTGAATTCATAATACTGATTTGCAGATTTTGTAATAGCATCGATTACACTATTTTCTTTTTTTCCTATAAACATCTGAGCAAATGCAATAGGATTAAAATTAGAAATTAATTTAGTACCATAATCAGTAGTATTTCCAATATCTCGTAAATTACCAGCACCTAAGTTATCAATATGATATCCGTCAATTCTTGATATCATTGTTGCTACATGTTCACTAAGTTCGCTAACTGTAAACTGCTCAATAGTTGAATTTAATGGATTGTTAGTTAAACTTAAAGGTTCTTGATAATAACTAACTCCAGAAGGCGAAGTAAACACAGGAATAGGATAATCAATACCTAGTTTCCAAGAATTTTCATATACTTCACCGTGAATAGTATTTCGTTTACAATATGTTATATTGGTATCAATCTGCCCTGTAGTACGATTTGGAAAAGAAATAACTATCTTACCATTAGACAAATAATTAGAAAATAAGAAACTGCCGACAGCATTAATTTTTCGATATGATAAAGGAAAACCTAAATACTTATCATTAGTTCCTGTACCAATTACATATCCAAATATCTTGTTACCTATAAAATTAGAAAGGTAATGATTTTTGTCTGCATAACTGTAACCTTTTTCATCGTATAGATCAAACAAAGGTGCTTGATTTAAGACTTGTCGTTGTTGTGCATATTGCCACTGACTACCATCATACCACCAACTTGTACCGTTTGATACAGTTCCGTCAACAATCATCATTGAAGAATTGTTTTGAGGTGTATCATCTGCAGGAACAAGTGTTAGAGTTCTATATCCATTAACTTGTGCAAAATTTACCTGATAGATTTTACTCCTTACATCAGGATTTAGATCTGCATTGAATACAATACGATGGCCTTGTGCCAACGTTACTCCATCTATTATTGTTGAAGGTATTGTGTTTATAGTTGCTGTAGAACCATTAATTGTTAAAAATGCATTTGTCGATGTTGTATCAATAATATCAACAGGTCGAATACTATGAGATCCAAAATTGAATAACTGAAGTCCTGCTTCAAATTCAACAATAGGACGTTGAGCTCGATGGCTTGCAGGATAAACTGGAACTTCTCCATTGGCTAATGCACTTTGAGTAATTACATTTTGATGTACCCACCGATTGTAACGACTCCAAGGATTTAGATCTGGGCTAGCTCTATTAATTGTAACATATTCAGCATTAACAGGAACCGGACGGTCGTCATCAAAAGAATAATTATCAAAAGGTGATGTGTCAAATCCATCAGCATAATCAGTAGCAAGATTTTCAGTAGTAATTAAATTTTGAAAAGGTACAAGTACAATTGATGTTCCTACACCTTCTACAAAAAATTCTTTGTTATGATATTCTTCTGCTATTCCAATTCCACCAAATGTAATTAACATACCATTACTTAAAGTAACAGTTCCTGTACCTACAGTTACAGTTGCAGTTGTTTGTCCTATAATTGTAGAATTAATATCTAAAGAATTAGAAGTAACTTCAATCACTTGAGGACCATCAGTTAGCCAATAGTAATCTTGATAATTAACTAGTTTATCCCAATCAACATGCGCATTATAAGAATAAACTTTTGATCTAAAAAGCCTATCAAGATTATCAGTTAGACCGCCCTTAATAGAAATTTCATTTATTAAATCATCATAACCTTGAACGTCCTGTATATTACCTATACTATCATTAGTAATCAATGCTGGATCTAGATCATATACATTGCCCGGAATATAAACATCGCTTGTAGAATTATATGTAGGTGTACGAGTAGACCCTATATATCCATCCAATCGTTCTAATTGTGCAGGTTGAATTAGTTGGTCAAGTGTACTAGCTAGAAACTTAGTGTTTCTATCTGTTTGTAAGACTGTTGGTAATAAATTAACTGAATTGATTTTAGAAGTTGCCATTTTTGTTTTATCCGGCATTGGTTACAATAAAATCAGTGTTTAGCTGAGAAGCTGTTACTGCGCTAATCACTTCAATATCAGCGGCTGTTGCTCCGCTAATAAAAATTTCGTTGTTTTGACAATTGATTTCATATAGACTTCCAAAATTATTTACAGTAGGAACCATTATAAAATTTGTTATATCAGGAGATAATAAGTTCATTACATAAGTTGATAATTCACTAAAGTAAAAACTTTGACCAAACTCCCAATTCTCTAAAGCAAAGAATGTGTTGATAGCAGATAATATTCGAGATACAATATTGTTTTTACTAGCAGTACTATTAGGATTAATTACAGCCTTAAAAGTTGCTCTCAAAGTAATATCAGCATTAGAACCAAATAATATTTTATAAGTTACAGGTTGGTAAACTATTTCATCACTTATAGTTTTAATCGGTTCTAAGTCACTAGAATAATTATTTTCCAAACTTTGGCTGGTAGGAGGCAACGGTTTTGTTCCTGCTCCTGTCAATAACCAATTTCTAAATGCTGTATCATAATCTGCTGTCAACATATAAATGTCAATAATATTACTTTTGCTAGGATCAATTCTACGTTCATGTCCACTATTATGTAGATAGTGGAAACTTAATTCTGCCCGACCAGGATATACTACATACCCTGGTTGTAGAACAAATGCAGAACCGTTTACTTTCTTAACAACATTGGTTGATGTAAAGTAATACAAGTAATCCGAATTAAGTCCGCTAAATGTATTGTAATATGTTATAGCATCAGCTTCTGTAGGAAATACCACAAATGATAAATTATCCACAGGAGTAACTGTCATACCATCTGTAGAAACTTGATACATAACATAACCGTCTGAAGTATTAGCAGTCGACGTGCCTACTATATTATTAAATGAATCAGGGTCAATTATTTGACCAATTGTTCCTGAATCTTGATGACTGTAAAAACTTATTAAAACTTTTGAAGGATCAGTATATCCATCTACTTCAGTAACTGGAGAATTTATTTGCCAACTATAGTCTTTACCTAATCCTTGAGATGATGTATTAATTCCAGGTTTTGTGTTCAATGCCAATACATTGATTTTATCTTTAATTACAGAGTTAGTTGTAAAATCAAAATTTACATCAGTCGGGTCAACATAAAATCCTGTTTGTTTTGTACTTTGAAATACAAAATCAGTAATCCTATATCTAACTTTATAACGATCACCGTTCCATGTAAATGCTATCAACCAACTTGAGTCTTTATTAGAATTACTATTGTTGCCTTGATCGGTTGTACTAAATGGATTAGTTAAATCTAAATTTGTGTCTTCAATGATTGTCCAACTTCTAGATCCGACACTATATGACAAACCAAAATTACGCTGTGTCAAACATAGATTAACAAGAGAGTTTTCAAAATTATAAGAAAAAGTATCTATAAATGAAGGAATTATTTCAACAGGAATAGCACCGTCGCCTAACTGGTCACTAAGAACTACTGGACCCGTACCATCGTTTAGATTTCCTAAACCACCATTTGCTCCATCGCCAATTACTTGTATTGCTGTAACCCAAATATAATCTGTAGTTTTGCTACTCTTGGTAGGTGTAATTTTTCCGTTAGGTAAAAAATACTGTGGTTTATTATTAGCAACAGGTGGTACAAATTTTATCATTGAACCTGCAGATATATGTCTGTAAGGATAACTTACTAATGAGCCAACTGATATAGGTACTTGAACAACTTTACCTGATCGTATTTCATCTAAAACAAAATATCCTCGACTTTGTCCAGATACTACATTACTCGAATGCCATCTAGAAATAAGTGTAGTTGTATCGGGGTTAAGTATTACAGGAGCAATTGATCTGTATGTATCAATATAAAAAGATTTCAATGCAGGAGATGCAACGATAGGTTCTAATTGTTTTTTAATAACAGATAGAATTTGATTTCTACTAGAAAACGTAAAACTAAAATTCTTTTCGTGTGTATTTTTATAAAGTATACCGTCTGTTGCAAATATATTTGTAGAACTGTATTTTCCACTAACATCGCTCAGTTCATAATATTTGCTGATTCCACTACTTACTCTATTTGTACTTTTAATTTTAAGTACATTGCTTGTATAAGTTAATGGTGCTATATTATAATCTTCACCCGTAACCATCCTAGCCTGTGTATAATATGACTGGGGTGCATTACGTTGTATAGTAGCATTAGATTCTGGAGCTGAACTATTACTAACAGTGTATTGTAATCCTAATGTTAGTGTCAATGTTTGAGATTGCCCTGATTGATTAATATATGGAACATTTATAACAATCCCACTCATTTGTTCGGGTTTGATAGCATAGGTCAATCCGTTACTTTGACGATAATATAAATTAAAATTACCTTTAGGTAAATTACCAAAACTACCATCAGTAAAATTCAAATCAATTTGATCACTGTCTCTAGAAGTAACACTATACAAATTTCTTATATTTGAAGCAATATTATTATATATAACATTAGTACCTACTACTGCGGGAACTTTTGTCCAAGGAGTCGATGGATACGATCCATCATTATTAAGCTGCCATAACCAAACATCAGTATTGTTTATGTTGCTAACATTAATTCCAATAATTTCATTAGCTACAGGATTAGTAATGCTAAAGTTGCTGAATCCCAGTGTACCTTGTTTGAATAAGGCAAAAAATCCTGTACTCGGACTACCAGATCCTTGATTGTCATTTTGATATAATACACTTACAGGACTAGCAGGACTCGGTGTCGATTCGTAGATATAACTTTGTCCTTTGAATGTAGCTGGGACAATTTCAAAAGACATAGAAGTTCCGTTGACATTCTTACTAAAACTATATATAGGAACGTCAGGATTAGAACTATTAATCAAATATTGATCAGTACTAATACCATTAATTTTAGCATGGTCATTAGGTTTACCAAATGTCGTCGGAGCTGGCATTGCAGAATTTATTATACTAATAAATTGATTATACCAGTTTGTATTTGTTGGATCATTCCAGCTGATTGTAGTACCAGCTAGATTAACTCCAGTAGAATCTGTTATTGAATCTGTACTAGAAATTGCTGTAATTTTTAATAGACCGCTAGCAGGAATATTACGTTTAGGAACATAACTAATTAACTGTGCTAGACGTAAAATACTATCTCTGCGTTGTGCTGTTTCTAAAAAGTTTTCACGAGCATTTAGATCAATACGGAAACTTAAATTCTGTCCTAGATATGCTATTAAATCAACTAAAGCAATATATTCACTACTATCAATGAAATCGTTAAAGTCTTCTGGGTAGTTTTCTTGTAGATAAGAAATTAAAATTCTACGAATTGTTTCGTAATCATAACTTTGAAAGTCAGCATTTCGAAAACTTTGATAGATTTTTTTCCAGTCTTCGGTAACAAGTAATTGGGTAGGGGTTGATGGGATGGTCATAATTTTAATTCTATACCGTATTTATTGCGGTAATAAACCATGTACATTATTGTACTGTGAGGCCGGCACGTTGATCAAAAGTCAATATCATATTGCTAGATTGATCTGTACCTGCTAACTGTAAAGTTATTTCGATTAGATATCCTGACTCATATTCTGTTAAGTTAATCTGAGTAGGAATAGCTCTAGGATCACTATTACAAATAGTAGTGATATCTTTATTAAGGGCTTCCTTGACTTGTTCAGTCATTGGTTCCATTAGGACATCCCAAATAATACTGCCAAATTGAGGATTCATTACTCGTTCACCTTTGCGAGTATTAAATTGATTTAAGATGTCTTGTTTGATTAGAGCAAGATCGTACAACCGTGCTGTAGTATTAGCAGGATCCTGACTACTAAATCCTTTGTAAAACTGACTTGTTTTAACAGGTTGTTGCGGAACTGCGTTAGCGTTGGTAATGACTAGTGATTTGTATGCCATACTATATTTATTGTGCTATTTGACCAGACTTAATTGGATTGCCTGAACTATCTGTAACTATTGTTCCACTACCGGATTGTACAACAGTGCCTTGTAATTGACCTAGAAAACATTGATAAAATCCTTGTTTAGTAGCATGAATATCAGGTGTATTAAATCCCACGGCACGACATGCGGCTTCAAAATATCCAGGATCAGTCTGCGGAACTTTAACACGGTCTAAGAAGTACAGGACACTTACCTGTGCGGCTGTTGTTACATTATTGAGCAGTTCTGGATTATCAATTAACGCTGTTGCAGAACTCACAAGACCTTTACTAAACATCAAACTACTATATTTTGTGTAGTTTGCACGACCAGTCAATTGTATAAATCCGCGACCAATAAATGCGGCACCATCTCCAGCCTGTGTATTACCAAGGCCTTTACCTTTGGCAGTTTGATAACCATATAAGAATTCAGGCAAACTATTATTAGGATTCCCAACATATTGTTGTGCAAGTGCAGAATCTCCTTTGAATACTGTAGGAAATACTTCTAACAATCTTGCGGCAGATGTATAATTAAAACTTTCTGTAACAACTTTCCAACGACTTTCTCCACCTGCAATACCTAATAAACTTGCTACTGCCGCAGGCGCAGTTAATCCTAATTTTTCTGCGGCGGCTTTTAATGCATCTATTCCTGCTTTACTCGCAGAATTATTAATATCTTTAGCATATTTGGGATCACAAGTACCTGGTACAACTTCTGATGTATTAGGACTATCTACAAGACCTGAATTAGGATTAGGTGCTACCCCCGGACGACTTTGTAATGTTACATCTGTTGCTGTAGAACTAAATGCCTGAGGATTAATATTTTCATGTTGATCATACGGTTCGTGTGTTGGTACACGTTGCATAATACTGCTAATAGGTGTAGTTTTATATTTGTTATTAACTGCCCAGCCGGTATTAGGATTTCTATTAGGCAAATGATAGATGCTCAATAGTGGCGGAGCAGTTGCCGCATCTGCCGCAGTAGGAGCTGCCGCAGCCGGACCATTCATATGATATTTTGCGGCTGTTCCGTAATAGTTGCCACTAGCACCAACATTAAAATTCTCACCTGCTCCTTGGAACATATTTGTTTCAGCACTTAGGTGCATCGAAGCATCGGCTGTAAACAATACATCTTTACCTGCAACAAGATTAATATCTTGTGCCACTGTTGTTCTTTGAGTTCCACCAATGGTTTCATCGACATCATTCTTAAAAGATATTTTTCCGTAATCGTCAACCACAAGATAATAGTATCCACTAATATTGGTTTCCATATTACCTACTGCTCTCATATTAATATTTCGACCTGCTTCAATGTTGATATCTCTATCAGCACGAAAATTAAAGTCTGCTTCAGTATGGATACTAACGCTATCTGCGGCATAGATATCTAACTTACCATTACTGGTCATTTCAATCCATGCAGTACCTTTAGAGTTAGCAATGTAAATTAAATCTTGGCTATTGTGCATTAATATTTGATGACCAGTACGAGTTCGAATTCTGACTAATTCATTTTGCCCATTGACATCACCATCGTCCATAACAAATGTGCTACCACCTAATCTGCTTACAGGAACCTGACGATTACCTGCATAACCTATTTTACCTGTCTTAGCATTAGTACTAATATCTAAGGGCCCAGGTGTTGATATTCCAAATACTCCGCTAGGTACTTCTCTTCGAGCACTACTTGATGTAGGACCTCGGACGGTATCTAATAATAATCCCTGTGCTAATAATCTATCAGCAAATGGATGTATGGGTTTAGCAATTTTATCTACATTAGGATCGTTGAGTTTTTGTGTGCCTTTAAGAAATTCAGCAACAGGAAGATATTCTGTACCATAGCGATCTTTTTGTTGTTGTGTCATTGCAGTTTGTTTACTAGCCGCAATTCCTGGAACCATATGATTTTGAAAAGGATCTTGTATACAGCCCATCCAATATCCTTGATTAGGATCTCCATCAATAAAGATAACCATAACTGTAGTTCCGACATCTGGCGGGATAAACCACATGCCATAACTTTTTTGTACATCGTTAAAATCGCTACTGTTGTTACCTTCAAAACGAGCGGAGGTGGCTCCGTAAAAAGGATTTAGGTAACTAACTATATAAGTTTGCCCTTGATCATCAATATTACTTTGTAAATTTTTAATTAAAGAAACTTCTAGTCTACCCATATAGCTAGGATCTAGGTGGCTGGTAATTTCAGCCAAGAATGGGCCCGGAGTTGGTAATTTACCTCGGCGTCTTTCTTCAAATGCCATCTTTATCCTGCTCCTGTATCTGATGTTCTATCTGGAACTTGAGGGCTGCCAGAACTTTGTATGTTTAATTTGTCTAAGGGGCTACTGCCTTGACTACGACTACCAAATCGATTAGTAACCGCATTACTTAGATTTCCACCAGTATTCAACGTTGCACCAAAATTATTTTGTATAGTAGTTAATCCAGCTTCTTTTGATAATGCAGATCCTACAAGATTAGATAATTGTAGATTCCCAGACAAGTATTTAGACCCTGCAACTGCGGCCATTAATAAATTACCAGCAGTACCTAAGCTAGGAGAAGGTAATAATGCCGATTTAAGTTCAACTGATGATAGTAAAGATTGCGGAATATTTGCAACATTTTTAACTCCATAGGCATTTGCTACAGCAGTCGGTCCTCCAGATTTAGCAATATTATTAATATATTGTGTATCTGGTGCAGGATCAGGTGCTATAGCATAAGGGGCGGTAGGAGGTAAATTAGCGATACCTTGCGGTGATAAAGATTTTAAGTTTATACCCTGACTACTGGCTACTGCTAGGTCTGTATTTGAGGGTAGATTAGAAGCAATATTAGACATTTGATCTAATATCTTGCTCTGTAAAGGTGCAGATAATCCAGATAGTTGTGTAGGATCGACTCCGAATTGTTGTGCAGTTGCCATAGGATCTGTAGGTGTTCCTTGTATTACAGATGTTGCATTTGATTTAATTTTGTTTACTAGCCCAGCACCAATAGTTCCCAAAGCTGCCACAGTGGCCATTGTTCTAGGATCAAGTCCAGATGCTAACCCTGCAATAGCAAGAGCACTAGTGGGTAATGTAGAATTTTGTAATCTTACATCTTGTGCAGTAACCGTTTGATTAGAATCAACAAGTGTTGTTACAGGAGTTACGGGAGTATAATTTACTGTAGATCCAGCTCCTATTCCTGACCCTGGTACCGATACTTGATTAATTGCTTGACTAGCTTTGCCTATCAGTACTGCGGCTAATTGTGCGTTAGGATTTGTAATGCCAAATTGTCTTAGGGCTGTATTACCTACCTGTGATACTAAACTAGCAGGATTTAGTATTTGTTGTTGTAAATTGGCTACTGCTGACACCGGTAAAGGAATTCCTTGATTACTTCCACCTGGTACAATTCCGCCAAAGAGTTGTCTAGCAATTCGTGTGTTACCACCTAAATTAGGAGTTGCTCCGCTAATTTGAGAAAGAAGATAATTATTTGATCCGCCAAGCCCACCCGATGCATTTGTAAAGTTACTTAGTACACCAGGCAAACCGGGACTAGGCAACCCTCGTTGTAGTTGATTACCTAAAGTAACAGTAGTAGCTCTATCTCCACTTTGTCCAGTATCTGTATTAATAACAGGACTTACAGGAGTAGAATCTTGAATTGTTTGATCGTTAGGATTTGGTACCTGTGAAATTTTATTACTAGGATTGGTAGGAATTGTAGACACTGGTATACCGAGAGCAGGGGATGGTTGCCCCGGAGTACGTAGTATTGACAAGGACTGCTTAAACATGCCATCTTTGAAAGTCGATTTAACTTCATTTACTCTATATACTCCACTAAAAGGTACTAACGATGGATCAAAAAACATTCTTCCACTTTGATCTAATGATTGTATATCTATAGGATTTCTAAAATTAATTGTAACTAATACTTCTCCATAATTATGCGAGGCTTCGCCGTCTGCGGTTATTCTAACACTAGATTTTCCAGGAGAAGGATTATAATTTCCTACCCCGCCGGTAACTACATAAAAAGGATCACCTAGAATATCAATTTCTCCAGATAACATACTACCTTTAGGATTAGTTATAGCATCGTGAATTCCTTTTGCTAGTTTGGCATATGCATCTACTTTATTTTGCCCGCTAGCATTCTTATCAATCGATGTAAGAGATGCATCTGCCCGTTGAGGCGAAGAAGGTACTTGATTAGATTTCACTGCCGCTGAACTATCAGGATTAGATTTAGGTTCTACTTTATTTCCAGGTGCAACGGCTACTTTTGCTGGAGGAGCATTTTGATTTCCTAATGCACTAGGTATAGCTTCAAAAAATAATGTATTGAAATTTAATTTGAAATTTAATACATCAAGATTTTGACCAGTATACAGATAATTATATTCTCTTAAACTTAATGTAGCTAACTTGGCAGCATCAACTGTTTGATTTCCGTATCCGGGAAATCTTGTATAGCTTATTTTTCTTGGTGTTACAACATATGTAAAAATTTGATAAGGTTTTTTAGTATCAAGGTTAATGGTATCTTTATTAATAACTTCTATTTTGATTAAAAAATAATCTACCATACCAAATTCATCTACTACTTGATTCCATTCAGTTGTTGAACTTAATTTTTTAGCTATATTTTTTACGTATTCACTATCTTTAATAACAGCTTCAATACATTCTGGTATAGTTTTACCTTCAGCAAATTGGCTAATTGGATCAGTGTTAGGTGTAAGTTTAGTACCTTCTGGATTTTGCGAAGATTGTTGCGGACTAGGTTGTTTAGAACTTCTAGGATCGTATGCATCAGGTTTAGTTGAAGTACCAGCATCCGGAAAACTATTAACTGTATTATCTGTTAGATCCTCAACAAGTTTAGCATTAGCTATATCATTGGGCGGAGACCCGTCATTGAACCCTGTACTAGAATTAAACTTAGGAAATTTAATGCGGTATTCATCAAACGAATTAGCAGGTAATGAATTATTTTTAGCATTTTTATCATCATCTTGCAACTGCAAAGTGATATTTGCCATTAGATTAGATAGAATAGATTGAATAGTATTACCAGAAACTTTTACTGATTTTTTTAATACAGCAGATTGTCCAAGCCCCGAATCACTTTGCCCTATAGCAGATACTTTATATTTTGTACCTCGTTCGTCAATAGTAACTTCTATTCCTGTTAATGTGATAGGAAAATATCTAGTAGTTTGATCAATTTCAGGAACTACGCTAGGTAAATCTAAACCATCGGGATACCCTGTAAATTGCAGTTTTAATAAAAATGTTGCTCCTAAATATGACGAATTCCCAGCGGCTATTGCTGATACTTGTAGAGCTTCAATAAATCCATTAATACTATAGGGCTCAATAACTTCAAATGATATATTGGTAGGTTGTGTCATTACACTTTGATTAGTACTTTCTATGATTGTACTAATTTCTACATTTTCAATAAACATATCAAATCTACCAGGACTTTTTGTATTAAATCCTGCAACTAAATCACCACCAGATTTATCTCGATAAGTTGTAGAAGTTGATACTGTAGATGTTGGTTTTGAAGATATACTACCTGTAGTACCAGTAGAAGTTACATTGGGTTTAGATTCATATATACGAGTTACTGGATTAACATTAGTTGTGATTCCGCCTGTACCTTTACCACCAGATTTTAATATTACTAAATCTTGTGTGTTTTTCCTATAATTGCTAGGAGTATTAACATCAGTATTTCTTAACGCACTAAGAGTAA